AATCTTTCCGCCATAATGTTTGTTTGTTTACCGGCATTAGGAGTATCTAAAAACCTAGAAGGAGGATCCATCATAAAGCACTTATCATGATAGATAACAGCAGACATAGCATTGATTGCCCACACTTCATCAAATTTTTCGCTTCTTATTTTAGCAAGAATATATTCATTAAAACTATTGCCAAGAGCGACAATAGCTACACTTTTGTTTTTCATATGAGATATTATAGACTATATCTTATAAGTGTCAAGACCTTGGAATCTTTATCAACCCGTCTCTGAAGGCATCACTATTTTCTTGTGCCTCACCATAAACCTTCAATCTGCTTATTGCCTCACCATACCTAGAAGAGTAAAGCTGTAGTAGATCAGTCTCGCCCTTCATGAAAGTATATGCTTCCACTAAACAAGCATATAACAAAGCGTCTGGTGCATTTGTGCTTATCCATGTAGTTCCAGAATCATCTGTTGTGATAGAAGCAGGACGATAATAATAGTGAAGTTCAACAGAATAATTAGAGTCTGGTGTCGGAGCTACTATATAATTATCAATATCAAAAGAAGCATAATATATTGGAGATCCAGTTGTTGTTGGATTAGGGGTGTATTCTTGTATAAAGTTTACATCTTTTTGTAAAAGAAAAACATTTTGACTGCTTGAATTTACATAAGATAAAGAAAAAGTAGATAAATAATCAGAAGGTTTCTGTAAAAATTTATTTCCAGAAGTCATATCACCCGTAACATTTTTTCTAAAAAAATCTAAATCAACTGATTTTAAAATTCTTTCTTCTGCATTTTTAATAATAAAATCTAATTCATTTACAAATGTTGTTTCTGAATTTTGTGTCCAATCTTGTATAGATTGCTTTAATGTAGTTAATGTAAAACTCATGATGTGCTCACCGTTACTGTTCCAAGACTAGTTGTAGCTGTGAAAGCTGTCATCTTTTTTCCTATTATACCATCTCCTGCGTTTGTGTATACTACAAATGCAGTTAAATCTGTGTCTTGATTTGGTCTTGGCTCATACAATGCAGTAGGATCCGGGCCTGGATAATTAGGTTCTAGTTGTGGATGTTTAGCTTCGTATTCATCAGGACCTACTTTAAGACCATTCCATTCTTTTCTCATTTCACGCAAACGATATCGAAATCCAGATCTATCTGAATATCCCCATGCTAATCTACCAGTTGCGTACCTAGCCATTAGTAACCCAAGTACGAGATATTAGGTGTTAGTTTAAGAGGTGTGCTACTTGCATCCTCTGCTGCGGCTCTTTGAAACTCTTCTTCATAAATACTTTTTAATATCTGTATTCTATCGGGTGCTCTTTTTATAGCTATGTAGTAAGCAAGTCCTGCCGCCATACAAGGTAAGAATCTAAAAGGTGCATCAGTTGTATTAACTAAAGTATCGGCATCTTCGATTCGTCTCACATAATAAAACACCAAGGTATAAGAAGCATCGGGAGTTGACCACAATGTAACTGTTGGAGTTACTTGTCTATCAAAGAAGTATTGACTTGGTTGACCAGAATTACTTTTATTAGGTATCTTTAAATACTCACTACGGCTCATTTGAGTTAGTGTGAAATCTGTCCCACTACTATTTCGTAGGACTACTTCGAGTAAATCTACAACTGTACTATCTACAAGAGTATAAGAAGCAGTGCCAGAGGTTACCGAAACAGTGGCTTGTTTCACTGTCCAAAGATTTAGTCCTCTGTTTGCCCAATCAGCAAACATGAGATTTAATGAACGTCTAGCAGTCTTTGCATCATAGCCAGTTCTCATCTCTAAGCCACATCTTTCATATGCCTCTTCAATGAGTTCTGCTACGTCTAAATCAAAATCTCTTGAACTTGAAGTTGCCACTAGACTTTACCGCCTCTTTTCATTCTTTTACCGCCGCCGCCGCCAACTATTTTTTTACCCTTGATTGGAGTCTTAACTCCTTTTGTTGGGTTCATAATTTTCATTTTTTGTTTTTTCTTTGTATTAGCCATTATTTTTTCCTTTTTCTAGTTAATGATTTTACTCTTCTCGGCTTACCCGCTGGTTGACCCAGCCGATTCTTTTGATTAATTCTACTTCTTTTTTCTTGTGTTGTCATCTCTGATCTTGTCTTAGGTGTTTTAGAACTAATCCTTTTAGTTGGTCTACAATAAGGAGTGCCTCTCTTTTCTCCTTTTTGACGACCACAAGCCTTGCCCGTTTTGACATCTTTCCAGTCTTCCTTGAACCATCGTTTAAGAGCTAGTCCCGCTTTTGTCTTTCTAACTGCCATTATCTATACTTTGTAACCTTACGTTTCTCGTTCAAAACTACGCCACATCCCCTTGCTATATTTGGGTTTTTTGACTTTCTTTTTGTCATTCGTACAACTTTACCTTCTTTAGCTTTTAGTTGATTTTTTTGTGGCGGTCTGTTGCCTTGATGCACGGGCATCTTTGATATAACATTTTTCTTTTTATCTTTACGTTCTTTGTCTCTCAATCCTCTTAAGAGTTGACTTTTAGCCTTACCTAATTTGTTTTTTGGATTTTCAATTCCTTGATCTGACATCGAGGTTTCATAGCCACCCTTTTTTTTCTTTTTTGATTTTCCGTAATTAGCAGCACCTACTTTACGACATTTTGCAATAGCACCTCCCGCATATGCAGAAGGAAAAACTTTAAATCTAGCTTTTACTTTGTGGTAACATGCGTCTTTGGGCATTTTTTCTCTCCTCTTTGTAACATCTACAAGACCATTTTTTTCTTCCACAGTCTGGACAATATCTAACTGGTCTTCCTTTTATTATTTCTTTTTTCTTTACCATACCCAACTAATGTATGACCATCTAGTACCACTAGTAACAGGCTCTACCCTATGTGGATATAAAAAATTAGATGGAAATATTAATAAGTCTCCTTTACCAAATTTAATAGTCTGACCTCCAAAAAACACAAGTTCTCCACCTGTGTAATCATCATTTAAAGAACCTAAAACTGAAAGTATTGGAATACCTTTTATTTCTCCATCAAATAAAGAATGTATGTGGTCGCAATGCTCTGCCATTTTTCTAGTTTCTTTGTACCTATGCCAACGAATATCAGAATAACCCGAACAGCCATCAAAATAAGGTAACTTAAGATAATCTTTTATATAATAATGTAATCCGTGCCAAATTTTATCCATAATTATAGACTTTGTTGATGTATCACATTCTGTAACGTCTAACTCTTTGTCGCCTGATAAAGTGTTTTGTGATTTTTCGGCAGGATTATAAAAAGTGTGCTGTGTAAATTCACTATCTTTTATTAATAATTCATTTACCGATTTATCGCAAATATCATTGTCAATAAAACCTTCAAGATTTTTTATGTAATAACTAGTATCTCTGTTTATCATATTCATCTACTTGACTTGTTATTTTTTTTCACCCTTACTAATTTTTTTATTTTTTTCTTTTTGTTCGGTGGCTTTGAAATTTGTTTACTCATTTGTGATCTACTCATAGCCATTAGAATACTTTCTCCAATACTGCTACGCCTATGATAACACCATATAAACCCCAAACTCTACTATCTAAAGATTTAAGTTTATCTTGAATCTCTGCGTATCTTTTATCACATTGAGCTTCATGTTTTTCTAATAATTTTAAAACTTCTGCTGCTTTCATTTTAACACTTCCATCTACGTCTTGCTTGTCTTAAACGGCTATTAGGGTTTTTTGCAGCTTTCGGAAATTTTTTCATCTGTCCTGCTGATCGTGCACAAAATGATTTGCGTCTATTTGCAGCTTTACTACCGGCTTTAACTTTACCAGTAACAGCTGTTTTTAACTTACTTCCAGGGTTGTCTCTTCTGTACTTGGCAACACCTGCCTTTGTCATTCCCGCTCCAGATTTAGTGGAGCGGAAATATTTTTTTGTTTTCGGCGGTTGCTTATCTGCTTTTCTTGTCATGATAAGAATATAGTCAACTTGTTACCACTGCCTGTGAACGCAGATAAGTAAGCACCATTCTCTGCTAATATACCGTTGTCTGGAATATTAAGAGTGTGTAATCCAGTTGGAAAACTTTGCACTATTAAATTAGACCCACCATTACCGTCTGTTATAGTAAGAGCACCAGCAGAATTACCAAATACGACTATTTGTCTTATTCTAGATCTTGCAGGCCCTACCACAGCAGCGGAGGCTCCTTGATTCACATTAAAGGCTTTTACGTCAGATCTTGATCCTGCCATATTAAACTCCTATTAGTATACAGAGTATTCTAATTCAACTGTGAATCTTCCAGCAGTTATATCAGCGTTCACTGTAGTTGTTGCTCTTGCATACAAATTAACATTTGCAACAGCAGCAGTTATGTTAGGTACAAAGATATGATAGTTACCAGCAGTATCGTTAAAATTAACATCAATTTCTGTGATTGATTGTGTAGCACTTAACTGTTCGTTAAATGATGTTACACCTGCACCTACTATTTCTGTACCAGAAACAGCAGCGTTTGTAGCAGTTCCACTTGTAGAACTTAATGCTAAGTTACCAGCTAGTGTTTCTCCAGCAGCAGTTGTAATACCAATCAAAGCTCTGTGTATGAAAATTTTACTTGGTGTTACTAATCCATCTGGAGCATCTACGTTTAATGTTCCTAATTCTACTAAACAGTCATTGTCTGCATATGCAGTTGCTGCAGCGTTTGTTGACGCTAAAGTACCTACAAAAGATTGAATCTTTCTTGTACCCATAGAAACAAGTTGTCCAGTTGAGTTAACTGAGAATCCAGTTTGTGTAATAACACCACTTGTGCCGTCTTTATTGATTACGTTAAATCCACCCTCGGAACGGACTGGACCTGAAAAAGTTGTATTAGCCATGTCAATCTCCTTGTCTTGGCAAATGTCGAAGTTAATTCTTCGTCAAGGTTGTTTTTATTATACATAAAAAAAGGGCGACTGCAAACAATCGCCCTTAA